TATGGTTATTAAAGGCTCTACTGGCTCAACAGGGTCATGGGCGCAAGCAGGGGTACAAGCAAGTTATACAAAAATAGGACGAGTTGTTCATTTTTCAGGAACAGGTTATGTATCTAATAAAGGAAGTTATAGTGGACAGTTGCAAGTGCAAGGTTTGCCATTTGCTAGTGGCAACACAAATGGAAACACTGCTGTAAGTGCCAGTGCTATTCCAGTCGCTGCGTTTGGCAATGCAGTATATATCCCTCAAGTTCTTGCAAACTCCAGTGCTTGTCAAATCCGTAAAGGCAATTATTTAGATGCCACGGCACAGTGGAGTGAGTTAGTGGTAAATATAAGGTTAAACATTTCAGGATTTTACACTACAGCTTAACTAATTATCTGGCGTGGATTCGTCAGTGGAGAAATAAAATGGCATTAACCAAAGTAGTAACTCAAGACCGCATAGAAGTTGTAGGCGAGTTTAAGCACGTTCAAGTTCGCACTAAGACCTCAGTTATGGAAGATGGTGTGGAACTATCTAGCGGCTTTAGCAGACACGTTGTAAGCGCAGGTGACAACTACAGTGCAGAGTCTACAGAAGTCCAAGCAATCTGTGGAGTAGTTCATACCGATGCTGTTGTAGCCGCTTACGCTGCTCATGTAGCAGCATCAAGCCCCGAATAGGAGAGTAAATAATGGCTTCTAAAATAAAAGTTGACACGCTTGAGACAGCAAATGGCAGTGGCACGATAGCATTATCGAATCAGTTGAGTGGTATGACTACAGCGAGTCTGCCAGCGTTAACGGGTGCCCAAATGCCTGCTGGCTCAGTGATTCAAGTTGTCAACGCAAAAACTTCTACTCTTGTGATTAATACGACAAATAGTTTTGCAGACACTGGCCTGACAGCAGCAATTACACCATCCAGCACCTCAAGTAAAATTCTTGTTTTAATTAATCAGAATGGAATTACTGTTTCTGCTGATAATAGTGCAAACGATATGTCGATAAGTTTATTTAAAGCATCAACAGAAATCAGCTTATTGTCTAAAGAATTAGGTTATACGGGATCTGCATTAACACAAGTTTTATCTACAATAACTACCTCTTATTTAGACAGCCCGTCATCGACAAGTGCTGTAACGTATAAGACAAGATTCAGAAACACAGATGGAGGTGCGGCTGGCGGCTCAGTTCGAGTGCAAAATACAAGTTGTGAATCAACTATAACGTTAATGGAAATCAAAGGATAACATCACATGACCGATAAAGGCGCAGCACTACAAGCAATAACACCATCGGCTCAGTGGGTCTTACGTGGCGATGTTATCGAGTGGTTGGATAGCGAACAAGATCAGCCTACAGACAAAGCAATACAGTCCAAGATTATTGAATTGCAAAGCCAGTACGACTCACAAGCTTACGCACGTTCGCGCAAAACTGAATACGAAAAATTGAACCAAGATGAAATGAGATATGACGATTTGGTCAACTCAACCACAACTTGGCAAGATGCTATAGCCGCAATCAAAACATCAATTCCGAAGGGGTAAGAAATGGCTACTATTATAACGGGTGCGGCAGTCACAACAGAAGGTATTGTTACTAACACGCTGGGTAGCAACAACCTTGTAGCTGGTTCGACTGCTGGAGATAGCATTACGTCAGGTGGTAATGGTAATACTTTATTAGGCACTAACTCAGGTACTGCTGTTACGACAGGTGATAACAACGTATCTGTGGGTTTTAATTCTTTAGCAGCTACCACTACTGCTGGTGCAAACGTATCAGTAGGTTATCAGACGATGCTAACTAACACTACGGGAACTGAAAATACTGCAATAGGGTATGAAGCTTTAAAGTTCAACACAACAGGTAGTTACAACACTGCTTCTGGTTTGATGGCTTTAAAGGCTAATACAACAGGACTATACAATACTGCGTCTGGTTACAATTCGTTAGCAGCTAATACAACAGGTGCTAACAATACGGCTTCTGGGTTTCAATCTTTGTACAGCAACACCACAGGGGCGAGTAATACAGCGTCGGGCTGGAAAGCGTTACGAAATAACACCACGGCTTC